GTCGTGTACGAGCGTGCCGGTGCCGTAGCCGGATGTGACAAGGCCCCGCACCGGTTCGGGCGGGGCCTTCGTCATGCGGTGGGCTACGAGCCGGAGGCGTCGGGCCAGAACTCGCCGCCGTCGGGCGGGCAGGTGCAGAGGTCAGACCATTCGGCTACGCCGCATTCGCATCTCGGGCAGTCGCAGGAGCCGATGCCGTCGCCGTAGCCGTGGTGCAGGTCGGGGAGGTTGCACACGTCGCAGCGCGGGCTCATGTGGGCTCCTCGTCCGGGCGCACCAGGCCCGCGCCGTAGAAGCCGTCCAGCTGGACGTTCAGCTCAGCCAAGTCCGGATGTTCGGCCACATCCCGAGCCATGCCCGCGTTGAACGCGTCCGTGAACTGCTTCATCGTCTTCGTGGCCATCACTGCTGAGGCGGCCATGTCGTGCTGGGCGGCGGCAACGCGTAGTCGTCCGGCCATGATGCGGTGGAGCCGGGCCCGGATCTCGTAGGGGTCGATGCTCTCGCTCATGTGGTGGTCTCCTCGCTGCTGCTCACCGGGCGCTCTCGTTGGCGTTTCCTCAGCCAGTCGTGCATGGCTTCGATCAGGGCGTCGGAGCGTGTGCGGCCGGAGGCTTTGGCTTCCTGGTCGAACTCGTCTCTGAGTTGCTGTGGTGGTCGGAAGGTGACGACTGGTGTTTGGCCGGTGGCGGGCCGCGCCATGGGTCCTCCTCAGGGCATGTATTACAGGAACCACTATTCACCTGGGCGGGCCTGTTGACAACCCCGCCGGTCGTGGTGCATTCTCGTATTACAGAAACCGCACCGCAGCAGGGGGCAACCAAGATGAGGCACACCAAGACCGAGACCAGCACCACCACCCTCACCCGCCTCATCACCGCCCTCGACAAGCAGCAGCCCGTCACCATCACCTACACCAAGGCCGACGGCACCGAGACCATCCGCACCATCGAGATCCACGACGTCATCGTCACCAACGCGGGCGACATCGTCCTCCGTGCCGCCGACCGCGACACCCAGGAGATGCGCTCCTTCCGGATCGACCGCATCCAGGCCTACACGGTTCACAGGACCGCGTACGTCATCGCCCGCCCCGCCGACGACGAGCCCAAGGCGCGCCCGGCGCAGGGCCTCGCCACCGTCACCGTCCTCTACCCCGTCGATCTCCCCATCGCCGCCCGCGTCCAACTCCTCGCCGACGCCCTGGCCGCCTGACCACCCGATCCGACAGGAGATATCCGCCATGGCCAATCACTTCGTGGACTGCCTCACGATGCAGTGGTACTCGCTTACCACCACCCCGTGCACCTGCCCTCCGTGGGTGGGTCTCGACCCGGACGGCTGGTACCGCATCGACTGCTCCGACCCCGCTGATCCTCGGATCGTCGAGTACTGCGACGAAGACCGCGACGACGAGGCGCCGCTGACTCTGGACGACGCGATCCAGGAACTTCAGGCCCTGGAGCAGCAGGACACCCCCTCCTGACCGCCCACCCCGACAGGAGCCCTCGCCATGCCGAAGCCCACCCTCACCACCCACAGCGGAACCGTCATCCCCATCGGCGGTACCGCCACCCTCGACGGCAACTACCCCGTCACCGTCAACGACATCCGGCCGCCCCACGACGACCACGACACCGGCCGCGTCACCATCCGCTACGAGTGGGGCGCCAGCGACGACGTCACCCCCGCCCGGCTCCGCGCCTACATCAGCAACTGAAAGGAAACCCGTCATGGACACCGTCGACCAGGCCATGACCGCCGAGCGTCTCACCGCCATTGAGGCCGCCATCAGTGATGGGACCGCATCCCCCGCCGATCTGCGGGAGTTGCTCGCCGAAACGAAGCGGGCCCGCACGGATGCGGACAGGCAGCACTCGGAGGCGCTCGGCTGGATGGAGAGCTACCGGCTTGCTAAGGGCCTGAGTGACGACGAGCTCGCCGCGATGATCGCCATGGATGACGCGGTGAAAGGGCACCGGGCGCCGTGCTGGTTTCCTTGCGAGCCGTGCGTCTGCGACCCCGCCTGACCGCCCGACCCGACAGGAGAACGCCATGAGCATCCGCCGCACCCGCGAGACGTACGCATTCATCGACGCCCACCCCGAGCCGTCCACCCCCGAGGAGGCCCTCGCCCACGTTGTCGCGGTCTACAAGGACGAGGACGACGCCCGCCTGATGGTGCAGGCGACGCACAACATCTACGGCGACGGTGTCAGCACGGGCCTCACCATGGGCGATCTGCGCGCGCTGGCTGCACGCCTCAGCCTCTGACCGCCCGACACGACAGGATGAACCACATGACCGAGCTCGCCCACCGCAAGCAGTCGACCGGCCCAATCGTCTGGGTCCTCGCCACTGGCGAAGACCACGAAGGCGGCACCGTCCTCGGCGTCTACGCCACGAAGGAAGCCGCCAAGGGCCCGTTCGTCGAAGCCGCCCAACGCATCCCGTTCGACCTCGACAGTGCGTGGCAGGACGAGAAGAGCGGCGCCGTCCACGCCCACGGCGGATGCGACTGGGTGTCCCTCGAACCGCATCCGGTCATCGGGCATCAGCAACTCGCCTGACCCCGCCAACGCCTGAGGCCCTCCTCCCCAGGGAGAAGGGCCTCACCGTAGCCGCAGACAACAGCCTGCAACTCCCTCCACAACCACACTAACCCGCACACGAAGGACCACACCCATGACCATCCACATCGGCAACGCCGAAAACTTCCACACCAGCAACCGAGGCTGGTTCGCCGGAGCCTTCCTCGACGACACCCACGGCCCCCTGAAGAACAACGACATCGAACTGAAATGGGGCCACCACCCCGCAGGCGACCATCGAGCAGGCGTCGCTGGAGCAGCCGACACCGCCAGCATCGCCATCCTCATCACCGGCCGATTCCAACTCGACTTCCCGGACCGGAACGTCACCCTCGAACGCCAAGGGGATTTCGCCTACTACGGCCCCGGCGTCCCCCACTCTTGGCAAGCCGTAGAAGACTCGGTGATCCTGACAGTGCGCTGGCATCCACGCATTCCAGCCACCACAACCTGAACCCGCCACAAAGGGAGGGGCTCATGCCCGCCACAATCGACCCCCTCCACCAGCAAGGCACCCACCACTGGCTCCTCACCCTCCACGGCGTCGGCTCCCGGTCCGGTACCTGCACCCCCGAACCGGGGGAAACCCGATACGACCTGTACCTCCGCATCAGGGCCGAAGTCCTTGACGCCGAAGGGCTCGCCGACGCACCCGTCCCCGTCACCCTCGCCTTCGACGTCCAGCCCAACCTGCTGAACGGAACCGCCACATGAAACTGATCGCGCACATTGCTTCGGAGACCTGGGCAGTCATCCGCTACCTAGCAACAGGCCGCACCAACAGTCGCCGCGACCGTCAGGCCCTCGCCAGCTACCAGCGGTACCAAGCTGCCGAGCAGGCCCGTGAGCGGCAGGGGCGCCACTGACGTCACCCAGTCCGGTCACAGCACTGCCACAACCCGCCCACACCACCCCCACACCCCCTAAGCTCCCGCCCCACCACAACCCGCACCACAGGGGGGCAACCCATGGCCAACTGGAAACTCATCGGCGGCATCGCGATCGGCGTACTCGTCCTCGGAGGCATCGGCAACGCCATCGACGGCGACGACAACACGAACAGCAGCGGCAGCATCACCACGCCGACCGCCAGTACCCCGGCCACCGACAGAACCACGGGCAGCAGCGACGACAAGCCCGCCGAGAAGAAGACCGTCCCCGACTTCACCGGCATGGGCCTCCAATCCGCCCAAGACAAAGCCCAAGACGCCGGGTTCTACACCCTCACCTCGCACGACTCCCTCGGCCGCGACCGGCTCCAGGCGTTCGACCGGAACTGGAAGGTCTGCTCCCAAAACGTCAAGGCCGGCAAGACCGTGTCGACGGACACCGAGCTCGACTTCGGCACGGTCAAGCTGGAGGAGGATTGCCCGGCCAAGGATCAGTCCGCGCCGAAGGAAGCGGGCGCGACCATGCCGGACTTCGCGGGCAAGAGCGTGAAGGCTGCCCGCGGTGCGCTGGACTCCAGTACGTCGATCACGGTCAAGGACGCGTCGGGCGAGGAGCGGTTCGTGCTGATGGAGTCGAACTGGCAGGTGTGCGGCCAGACGCCGAGGCCGGGGGCGAAGCTGAACGGGCAGCCGGTGGAGTTCAAGGCAGTCAAGTTCGAGGAGAACTGCCCGTGACTCAGGCCAGCACCAAGCGGGAGAATGGCGGCATGAGCCAGCAGCCCACCCCACAGCAGTTCGTTGAGGCCCTGCGCGCAGGGCTGGGACCCGTTGTCCGGCGCGCGGCCGAGCAGATTCGCCAGATGCACGCCGCGCTGAAACCCCTCATCGACTACGTTGAAGCGCATCCCGAAGTCCTTGAGCAGTGGGAGCGCGAACGGGAGGCTGAGGCGCAAATCGGCTCCTGCCACTGCCTGTGCGGAGCCGTCCACGGCACCCTCGGTGTCTGTACGTCCACCGCCGAGCCGGGCCTGACGGTCCGCTTCGACTCGCCCACCGTGGGCACCCAGCACGTTCCGTTCTGCCGCCCCTGCTTTGAGGCGCGGGCCGCTACGGCCGGGATGGCACTCCGGGCTTAGACGCTCAGAGACACACGAGGGCCCCGGAGCTCGCCGCAAGCTCCGGGGCCCTTTCCTCTACCCGTCGCCCCTCAGCGACGTTTGCGCCCCCGTATCTGCCGGGTCCGGCTGGCCTTGCGCGCCATGGCGCTGCGCTGCGTGTGGGTCCGGCCCGCGTTCGCAATCCTCGCCGCCTTCGACTTCGACGCACCCTGCCGGCGCAGCGCGGCATACACCCGCTGCCGTGTCTTGTAGACGAAGCCCCAGCGGCCTCCTCGGTCGGACACCATCAGACTCACCAGCCCTCGCGCGATCGAATCGAAGCCCAAAGTGGTGCTCTAGCCTACGATTCAAAGGTACCGGTCGTAGGAGGCATCCACCATGGCCAACCCCAACCAGCACGCCCGCAGCGGCAAGGGACAGTACGTACGCACCCCCGAAACCGCACGCCGCGACGCCCAAGCCGCCGACCTCCGCGCCAAAGGCTGGACGTACCAGAAGATCGCCGACCAGCTCGGCTACGCAGACAAGCGCACCGCCTACGACGCCATCGAACGCGCCCTCAAAGACATCATCCGCGAACCCGGCGAAGCCGTCCTCCACTTCGAACTCCAACGCCTTGACGCCGAGCTCGTCCGCCTCGATGACCTTGAAGTCTCCGCCCGTAAAGTCCTGACCAACCGCCACATCATGGTCAACAACGGGCGCGTCATCCTCCACCCCGAGACCGAGCAGCCGATGGAAGACGACGGCCCCGTTCTCCAGGCCATCGACCGCCTCATCAAGATCGAGGACGCCCGCCGGCGCAACGGTGAACGCCGAGCCAAGCTCACCGGCATTGAAGCCGCCGTCAAGGTCGACGCCACCGTCCATGAGGTCACCCAGCAGGACTTGGAGCTTCAGGAGATGGTTCGGGAGGCCGAGGCGGCGGTCGCTGCGGACCGGGCGAAGCGGGAGAGTGCGGGTGAGGGCTGATCCGTTCCGCTGGCTAAGCCTCCCGGCTGCGGCGGCGCGCCGGGTGTTCCTCTCGCCACTGCCGCAGGGGAGCTTCGGGCCACATCAGGGCGCGGCCGAAGCGTCGCGGTTCCGGGAACCCGTTCTTCTCGCGGTCGCGCAGGTAGTAGTACATGCTGCGCTCGGCTACGCCGAGGAGTTCGGCGGCTTCTCTTGTCGTCAGGTACCCGTCCACACCCAACAGAGTAGGGGTAACCTTGACCCAAGTGAGTTGGGTTAAGGGTGGGGGACTTAGATGGCACCGCGACGTGGAACGCACTGCGGACGCTGCGGACGCAGCAAGGCCGAGGAGCCCGAGCAATTTCGTATGGTGCGGCGGCAGAAGGGTGGCGAGCTACGCCCGAGTCATCGCTGTCGCCCCTGCGAGTCCGAGTACGACAAGCAATGGCGGGAACGAAGGGCGCAGACGGAGACCGGCAGGTGTTCCTTTCCTGACTGCAGAAGGCGGGCGTACGTCAAGGGGATGTGCCGACCGCACTATGACGGACAGCGTCGGGCTACCGGCCCTCGGTGCACGATCGAGGGCTGCGAGAACCCGCGCAACTCGTTGGGGTACTGCAACACGCATCTGTCACGGTTCCGAAAGACGGGGGACGCTGGCACGGCCGAGTTGCTGATCGCTCCCAAAGGCAGCGGGTATACGAACCCGCAGGGGTACCGTCTTATCCGCGTCGGCGGGGAGCCCGTCATGGAACACCGGTACGTCATGGAGCAGATACTCGGGCGCCCGCTGTGGGCTGATGAGAACGTCCATCACATCAATGGGGTCCGTGACGACAATCGGCCCGAGAACCTGGAGCTCTGGTCGAAGAGTCAGCCCTGCGGGCAGCGAGTGTCCGACAAAGTCGCCTGGGCCCAGGAACTGATCACCCGCTACCCTTCCCCGGAAGAGATACGGCTCTGGGTGAAGGGCCTCGACGGGTCATGACAGCCACACTGCCGCGCCTGAGCGTGGAAACCTTCGACTGGCAAAGTCACGTACTCCGCCATGGAAAGCATCTGCTGTCGACGCCGGAGACGCGCCGCATCCTCACACGGGAAGACCCCCTTCTGTGGGCCTGGCTTTACTTCCGGCACCACCTCTCCTCCCCCGAGACCGGAGGACGCATAAGCTTCTCCCAGTTCCACCTGGATCTCTGCGAGAGTGCTCTCCAGTGGGCCAGGAAAGACCTGGGGCCAGCCGAAGTCCGGGAAGCCTGGGTCGCCCCGCGAGGATCAGGCAAGAGCACGTGGATGTTCGGCATCCTCCCCGCTTGGGCCCTCGCCCACGGGCATCGCCGGTTCATCGCTGCGTTCGCGGACACAGGCCACCAGGCACAGCAACACCTCGCTTCGCTGAAACTCGAATTCGACGGCAACCAGCGCCTCAGAGAAGACTTCCCGGAACTCTGCACCCCAGGGCGGAGGCCGTCCGGCACCAACGTTGCTGACAACCAGGGACTGTACGTTGCCCAGTCAGGCGCGGTGTTCCAGGCACGAGGAATCGACTCGTCCACCCTTGGCGCAAAGTTCGGCACGCAACGCCCTGATCTGCTGCTTCACGACGATATCGAGCCCGATCAGAGCAACTACAGCCTCTACCAGAAGGCGAAGCGTCTTGCCTCCGTGACTGGCGCCGTGTTCGGCATGAACCCCAACGCTGTGGTGCAGTTCGTCGGCACAACGACCATGTACGGCAGCATCATGCACGACCTCGTAAAGTCCGCCCTCGGCCATCCCGCGCCCGACTGGGTTCGAGACGAGGGCATCCGCACGCGCTACTACCCAGCGATCATTAACAATGACGACGGTTCAAGGCGCTCGTTGTGGCCCGAACGCTGGCCACTCAGCTACCTGGCTTCGATCGAGCACACGAGGGCCTTTCGCCTGAACTTCTTGAACGATCCGATGGGAGCGGAAGGCGACTACTGGTCTCCAGAAGACTTCCGCTATCCGGAGACGGATCAAGACGTGGACCCCACGCCACGCATGATGCTTTCCATCGACCCTGCCGTCACCTCGAAAGCGACTTCGGACTACACCGGGCTCGCCGTGGTGTCGCACTTCCCTGGTCGGCAACGCTGCACGGTGCACGAGGCGGTGCAGGTGAAGCTCACACCGGCCGCGCTGCGTCAGAAGGTGCTCGCGATGCTCGATGAGTGGCCGCAGGTTGGGCTCGTGCTGGTGGAGGACAATCAAGGCAAGGACGTGTGGGAGCAGATCCTGCACACCCTCCCCGTGAAGCTGCGCAGAGTGCACCAGTCCGACTCGAAGGAAGTTCGCGCGGCCCGGGTGCTGAACTTCTATCAGCGCGGTCGAGTGATCCACGCCAAGCCGCTGCGCGAGTTGGAAGAGCAGATGTGCGCGTTTCCGAAGGCGCCGCACGACGACATGTTGGACTCGGTGGTGAGCGCCGTGGAGCGTTTCCTCAACCCGCCGAAGCAGCAACAGCCGCCGAACGCAGCGCGGGCGTCTTACCTGTAGCTCCTGCGATTCATCGACCAGTCCCACCCTGTTGCACCCCATCCGAACTCCAGCCGGGGCGCTATCCTTCGATTCAAAGGTCACGGCTGGGAGGTCGCATTGGATGACGAGTCGGTCGACCCCCGAGCCGACCTCATGTACGGCATCGCCGAACTCACCGCAGCCCGACCCGAGTACGACCGGGCCGCCCTCTACTACGACGGCAAGGTCCCCGAGGTCTTCACCTCCACCCGCATCCGCCGCGCCCTCGCCGCGAAAGACATCGACTTCGACCTCAACTTCGCGAAGACGCCCGTCAACGCCGTGACCAACCGGTTGAAGGTCGCCTCGATCACCAGCCCCGACGAGCAGACGAACACCCTCATCTCCCAGATCTGGCAGGACAACCAGCTCAACCTGGAGATGCCCGACCTGTTCCGCCGCGCAGGCGAGTACGGGGACGCCTACCTGATGGTGCTGCCCGTCGAAGACCAGCAGGGCAACGTGCTGCGGGTCGAGATGTTCTACAACTCCCCGCAGACCGTCCGCGTCATCTACAGCGAGGACAATCCGCGCCGTAAGGCGTTCACGATCAAACGCTGGTGCGACGGCCCCTACGAGCGGGCCGAGCTGTACTACGACGACCGCACCGAACGCTGGACCACCGGCCGGAACTCCACGGGCGACAAACCGGCCGACTGGATGCACTGGCCCGCAGACCCCGACGACCCCGAGTCGTGGCTGATCGACCACGACTGGGGCGAGCAACCGTGCTTCCACTTCCGCACCGACCGCCCCTACGGCACCCCGGAGCACTACGGGGCGTACGGCCCGCAGAACGCGATCACCAAGTTGCAGTCGACGCACATGGGCACCGTCGACTACCAAGGCTTCCCACAGCGGTACGCCCTCACCGAGACCGCCACCACCGACACCAGCGACCTGGAGCCCGGCGACTTCGACGACGACGATTGGCCGGTCAACGAAGCCGGCGCCGGCCCGAGCGACTCCGGTGACGACTCCAGCCTGAAGGCCGGGCCAGGCGAGATGCTGCTGCTGCGCGGGTTCAAGCAGGTGGGCCAGTTCGATGCGGCGCAGCCCGGCGTGTTCTTGGACCCGATCCAGTTCAACGTGCGGGCGATGGCGCAGATCACCGACACGCCGCTGCGCATGTTCGACCCGCAGTCCAGCCAACGCTCGGGGGAGTCGTACCGGGAGGAGGACGGGCCGTTCATCAGCAAGGTGGAGAACCGGCAGACCTCCTACGGCGCCAGCTTGCATGAGGCGTTCGTGTTCGCGTTGCGCCGCTTGGGCGTGGAAGACCCCGTCGTCTCCGTGGACTGGGTGCCCGCCCGCTCCGTCACCTCCGTGCAGGGCTGGCAAACGGTGAAGGCGAAGATCGACGCCGGTGTGCCCCGCAAGCAGGCGCTGATGGAGGGCGGCTACCGGGCCGAACAGGTCGACGCCTGGCTTGCCGGAGTCGACGACGCCGAGCTCCAGCGCCGCGTGGACATTCTCGCGTCGCTGGCTGACTCGGCGCAGAAGCTCGGCTCGGCCGCCACCCTCGGTGTCCTCTCCAACGAGCAGGCGCAGGCCCTTCTCTCCGGTGCCCTGTCTGACCTTGAGGTCCTCGCCGGGACACAGCAGGACGAGCAGGCGCGCTGATGGCGTACCGCAGCGAACGCCTCACCCGCCTTGTCCAGGACGAGCACACCGACACGGTCGTCGACTTGGAGGACGGCGTCGCGGACACCGTGCTCGGCGACAGCCAGTCCGTGTTCGGGGAACTCATCGAGCGAACGCTGTCGGCGTGGGTCCGTGCGTTCGGAGGCGTAGACCAGCCGGCCGAGGGTGGGGATGTGCTGCGCCAGATCCTGGCAGCCATGCGGGCTGCGGTCCGTCGTGTCTTGGACGGGGTGGCGTCTCGGAGTTCGACCGCCCTGGAGGGGGTGCTCGGTCAGGCTTTGGCGCTGGGGGTGGAGCAGGGGGCAGCGTTTGTACGGGAGGCGTCCGGGAGGAGCCCGCGGACGCCTGCAGTGCCTCGCGTGGGCCGCCTGCTGCGGGCTGAAGCGCAGCGGCTCGGGGACATGGTGCGTGAACGCCGGGACCGCGCCCTGTTCCTGCTGCACCCCGACCGCGTGACCCGGTGGACACACCTCCTCACCGGTGTGGGCGCGGCCCGCGCTGCACTGCCTGCGGTGCGGGCGCACATCGCGTGGGTGGTGAACACCGCGGTCCGTGAGGGCCTGGACGCGGTGGCCCGAGCGTCGGCGCCGAGCCGGGTGTGGGTGTCGGAGGCGGACGCGTGTACGCGCTGCCTGGCCTACACCGGCCGTGTCGTGCCGGTTGGGGAGCCGTTTCCGGGTGGCCTGTCGTGGGATCCGCGGCAGCGCCGTATCGGGGCGGCTGCGGTGGAGGGGCCGCCCTTGCACAGCAACTGTCGCTGTCGGGCAGTTCCGTGGGACGACGCGTGGGTAGCCGCTGGCATTCCGTTCCCGCTGGCGCTGCGGCGGGAGGCGCACCGGTCGATCGCGTACGGGCGCGCCCGCCCGTCGGAGTCCCGTGCGGCGCGGCTGCGGGCCGTACGTGAACTCCTGCGCTCAGAGTCCGACCTGCTGCCCGCTGTCGACGCTCGCGCCCGCCGCGCCCTACGAACCGGCAACTTCACTGCTGCCGCATAAACCCCCGGCGCCCGTGACGGGCCGCCGCCAACCCCGTGATGGGAGAACACCATGGGCATCCACCCCAACACCGACACGGACGGCATCAGCGTGCCGCCCAGCACCATCCTCGGCCACCGCGTCGACGGCCGGCCGATCTACCCCATCGCGGGCGGAGCCGAGACCGACGACGACAGTCCGGACATCGAGGTCGAGGTCGACGACACCCCCGGCGACGAAGTCGACACCGAGGACGGGACGGAGTCGAAGGAGACGCCGAAGCCTAAGCCGCCAGCGCAGACGACCGGCCCGGAGTCTGACGAGGAGTACGTGCCGCCGTCGCGTGAGGAGTGGGAGCGCGTGCGCCGCACCCTCGCGAAGCGGAAGCAGGAGAAGCTCGACGTGCAGCGGCAGCTCAACGAACTCCGCGACAAGCACCGCGAGCAGGAGACCGACGCAGAGAAGGCAATCCGTGAGGCAGCGGAGAAGGCCGAGGCGCGGTACAAGCCGATTGTGGTGAAGAAGGCCGCCCGCGCCGCGCTGATCCAGGCGGGGGCCACGGCCGCGGTCGAGGGCGACAAGGAGAAGACCGAGGCGCGGCTGGCGCGGCTCCTGAAGCTCATCGACGTGAGCGATCTGAGCGTGGAGGACGACGGCGAAGTCCTCGGGCTGGATGAGCAGGTCGAGGGCCTGCGCGCCGAGTGGCCGGAGCTGTTTGAGCCCAGGGAGAAGAAGCCGAAGGCCCGTCCGACGGGCGCACCGCGTCCGCCAGCGGCGGAGAAGCCGAAGTCGACGGCGGAGATCCACGCTGCGCGGATTCTCGGCAGGGCTTGACGACCGAAGGTATATTCATCACCAGGTGAATTACTCCGGTGATCGGAGTACCTCACCGCCCTTGCTTGCGAAGGCGCCCGTGATGGGGCCCGAGCCCACAACTCGTTCCCCATCAC